ATGATGAACTGTCAGGTCGCCATGTCTACCTACTTCTTAGGTGGTCTACCTTTCTTAGTACCGTATGTTCCTTTTCCTTTAGGCATGGTTAAAAGTTAATGTTTGAGCGTTCGATTTTATTCATAACCTTTTGTCTATATGCAGGATCATCGTCATACCTAGAGTCCTCCATATCTCTTACCATCTCAGCTTGACTTTGATATACATCTTGAGTTTGCTTAGGTGGTTTACCTGTAAGCATCTGTCCATCTTTACCTGTTGAATCTTGATATCTATAAGCAAGAGCTTGTACAGCAAAGTAACAAGCAAGAGGATTACCTTGATCCATTACCTTGTCATACATATCTACTTCTTGTTTCTGTAGATTCTGATTAGCCCACTGAAGCATGTTGTTATAGTTTTGTTCACCACCAACAACACCCTTCAGTTGAGTTACCTCTTTCTCTGATAAATCTCTCGGTGCATTAGCTTGTACTTTCTGTCTGTACTGAAGAGCAAGCTTAGCTACATCTTCCGACTTCATACCATTGATTTTATCTATAGTATCTTGACTGACGTTGTTAGCAGTCGCCTGATCCCATAGAGTATCAAGTATGTTTTCTTCTACTTCTTCCTTTGGTTCCTCAGTAGATTCTTCTGTAGGTTCCTCAGTAGGTTCCTCATTTGTAACTTCGGGTGTTGAATCAGGTTCAGATTTTTCGCCCAATTTTTTCTGGAGTTCTATATAAGCATTTTCTAAATCTTCAGCATTCTTATATTTACCAGCTAATAACTGTTCTTGCTCTGCCTCCATTTCATTGCCTATTCTTAAGGCATCCATTTCGGGAGCATTCAATTCACCCGCTGGTATTTCAGCGGGTTCCATTGTTAATGTTTCACTCATTAGGTTCTGTAGGTGGTTGTATCTGTTTGGTTAGTTCAGGATTCTTTGTTGGATCCATCATTGGAGTCTTAAGAATGTTTGGAGCCATCTTCATTTGCTCCATCTCCTGTTGTTGTTGAGCTGCTTGTTGCTGCTCAGCTTGTATCTCTTCCATTGACCTAACTAGATTCAATACGTCTATACCATTTGAAGCTGCTAATCGTTTAATAACTTCCTCTGGATTTATGTATTGCTGTACAGCCTCTGGACCCATTGTTTGGGAAATGATTGTTAGGAACTGTCCTAAGCTTTCTCTATCTTGTCCACGTCCTAAAGCATTAACACCTGCAACAATAGTAGGTTTAACAATGTTCTTAGGTAGACGTGGTATCTGTCCAGATTTCTGGAATTGACTTAGTTTTCTGTTTAGATATGGCACTAAGAACTCAACAGTTAAAAGACTGAATAGTCCTCCAAGTTGTTGCTCTAGTTCCATTTGGGTAAGACGAACTTCTTCTGCAGTAGTCCTCTCACTATTTCTAACCTGCATAACAAGCATGGCTTCGTTTAGTCTTCTTTCAAGTTGACCTACCATCTCGTAAGCAGTCTTGAAGTCAGCCGTCTTACCTACTTGTACTACACCAATGTCATCAGGTCTTCCCTGCACAATAGCTCCATTACCTGCCTTGGCTAGGGTTTGGGGTTTTGTGGTAGAACTTGGGCTTACAACAAAGACAACCTTAGCTGCAGCTGAACTACCTTCCACAAGTGCTTGAGATAAAGCTTCAAGGGATTTAAGATCTCCTATGTACTGACCAACTCTTCCTCTACCATAGTCTTCTCCATCAACTGAATTAAACCTTAGCGGTATCCAAGGGTTGACATCTACAGGTGCTTTACTATGAGATTTTTCAAGTACCTTTCCGTGGACTTCTTGATGCCAAATAAATCGATTGTTATCTCGTGTGATGTGAGTATATACATCGCACTCTTCTACCTCTTTATCTTCATCAACTATATCATTAGTGTATTCATTTGAAACTTCTGGAGGTAGTTGATCCTCTATTAGTTTCTTTGCAATTGTTTCTTTTGTAACTATTTCAATCACATTGCCGTTGCCATCTCGTTCTACTACGTAGCGATTCAACGGATACATCTTCAAATTATCCTTACCCATAAAGATTAATGCGTTACCAGCTACTACTAAATGTTGTAGTGCTTGGTGAACTACGACACGATCACTTGAAGCTGCAATAGCATCAAGGATCGTCCGTTCAATCTTTGAAAAGGATATGTCTAATTCTGATTTAATTTGTGGTCCAAATTCTTTACCAAGTTGACTCTCATCTACCTGTAATTTGAAGAAGCTGGTTTGAACTGGTAGTAGAGCTAACATTAATTTCGATGCTAGAGTGACTACCCCTTTCGCTCCAACGCTCTGCCATGGTGTAGGTAGATGACGCATACCTTTGGTATAGTCTTCATGACCACGTATTAAATAAGGAAGAGTAAGTTCCGCTGCTTTCTCCGCTTCGTCTAGAAACTGTGCTCGTTCTCCTGATAAATAGTCGTATCTAGATTTTGCTGTCATTGTTTTTAAATATTAAGACCAGAGATTCTTAAACCTCCTCTGTTGAACATTCCTCTTGCATTTCTATATTTCCTTGATGGTCTATTAACAGCTACACCAGCTCCAGCACCACCATATCCTCCCCATCCGTAACCTTGTGATGGAGTACCAGTAGTTCCTAGCCCAAGTAATGTTCTTAATTCCTCCAGAAATTTATCTAGCGAAGTATTACCTGTACTTGTACCAGTATTAGTTTCTGTACCAGCTGGTGGAAGCCCCATAAGTTTTTCTCTTATCTCAGCCACACTTCCATAACCACCAAGAAATTTACTACCCTCAAGCATAGAATCTATCCATTCTTCAGAGGGATTCTCACCATACTTCTCGTTATATAGATCTATTAGCCCAGTACGACGAGTGTATTCAGTGTCATTTCTAATTGAAGTTAAGAGGCTGTTTCTTGATTTACCTAGTAAAAAATGTTTAGTCCAATATTCAGCACCCTCTTGTTGAATATCTCTACCTAAATCATCAGAGTACACACCTTTAAGCCAATCACTAAAACCACTTTGAGTTGATATTTTATTTTCAAGATCAGCTTCACCAGTGATACCTAGATTCCATTGGTCTTTAGTTAATAAAGTATCTAACCAATCCTCAGTAGGAGATACATTATATAATTCCTCCCAAAGATTTTGAACACCTATTCTCTGTCTACTTTCTAGACTTGCTTGAACATGCACGCCAACTTCATCTAAGCTCAGTTCACCAGTTCTCATTTTATCCAACCAATATGTAGCTCCTTGTGGATGATTCCAGTCTGGATCTCTACCTAAATAAGTTTGATAAAAGTTTCCGATATCTTGCTTAGCTGTTGTCTCATTGAATGCTGCTAGATTTCTCGCTTTCGCAGCTTCAGCCTCTGCCTCAGCTCCTCTAATAGATTCTCGATAGGCTTTTGCTTCCCGATCACCCCAGATAAGTTTATAAACGGTCTCTCTACTATGTTTACCAGTCTCTAATCGATTAGTCCAATAATCAAAACCTTCTGGATCAGGTTCACGTCCAAGTAAGGTTTTATATAAGTGGGATACATATTCTTGATCGTTAAGGTCAGGGTGCCATGTAGATGTATCAACTTCTGTGGAATCAATATTAGTTGTATCTGTATTAGTTGTATCTGTATCAGTTCCTGTCAAAGAGTTTCTATATCTGTGACCCTCCTCGCTACCATGTATGTGGTGAGCAACGGTAGCTCTATCATGCCGACCGCTGTTTAATCGATCAAGCCAATATTTAAAACCTTCTATATCAGGACCACTACCATCTTCCAAGAGTGGAAGTCCTGTTGCTTCATCAATACTACGTCCTAATTCATTTATATATAGATTCCTTAGATAAGAATCATTGGTATCATCAGCCCATCTAGTATTTGTATCACCTGTAACTGTCTCGTCACCTGTAACTGTCTCGTCACCTGTAACTGTCTCATCACCTGTAACTGTCTCGTCACCTGTAACTGTCTCATCACCTATGATTACATCAGCTAACGAACCTTTTACTATTGGAAGATCATCCGTAACTGCGTTTTCGTTTATCGGACCCATTACCTCTGGAAAGAATGTACTTCCTTCATCCCATGAGAAATCAGACTCTGCATTTACATTAGGTTCAGACTCAATACCAGTAGCCCTTAGAGAGTTTTCAAATTGCTCCCAAGTATTACCATCATTGCCTCCCCTTTTTAACTGGTCATACCAATACTTAGCATCCGTTGCAATATTCCAATCAGGATCTCTACCTAGAATATCTTGATATGCTTTAGTTATATTATGGTGTAAAGCCTTATCAGGAAATGGATCATCAGGATTGTTAGCTATGGTACGCTCTTCAAGTTCAGCATTACGAACTGGATCTTCTACATTACCTACTACATCTGAATGAGGTATATCTTCAACATCATTTACATCAACTGGATTATAGATATTCTCAGCCAAGGAATTATAATGATTAGATATGGTAGTTCTATAATCATCAGTCTTAGCATCAGTACGATTAGGATCCCATAATTTATTTATCCAGTGTGCTCTTTCATCCGCTGTAGCATCCCTTCCTAAATGTCTTTTAACTGCGGTATCTACATGGTGTCCAATATGATATGGGTTTTCTGATGCTGTACTTCCTCCCTGCGCACCAGTCTGTCCTTCCCAATGCCTATCGTATTCGATACCATCAACTTTATAATCCATCCCAGAAGCATCACGTGCTTTACCAAGAAAGCTTCTATCAGCAAACCAATCTTTCCATTCTTGAGAATTTACATCGACATTACTTCTATCGTATTCAAACATACCTTCATAAGGGTTCCTCTGTTCACCATCTACCAGCATTGTATAACCAGGATCCCATGGAGTCTTAACTACTCCAGGTTCATCACCAGCATCAAAGAAACTCTCGCCACGACCAGATATACTTCCATCAGCAATACCAGCCCAATATTCATTAACTTTATTGCTTATCCTTAAGCTTTCTGAGACTGGTAGTGAGGTAGTTGTTTCTTCAGCTGTATTAGTTTCTTCAGTATTCGCTACAGCTGTATTAGTTTCTGCAGTATTAGCTACAGCTGTATTAGTTTCTGCAGTATTAGCTACAGCTGTATTAGTTTCTGCAGTATTAGCTACTGAAGTACTAGCTATACCTGTACCTGTGTTATTTAAATTATCTATCTGTAAAGTAGATGCATTACTAACTGGTAAAGAACCTTGTACTACTGGAAGAGTAGTTGTAGAAGTTTTTGGTGTAGCTGGAGTATTAACAGTTGTATTAGCTGTACTTTTTATTGCATTCGCTGCTAACTCATTGCCGTTATCTATCTGTAAAGTAGATGTATTGCTAACTGGTAAAGAACCTTGTACTACTGGAAGAGTAGTTGTAGAAGTTGTTGGTGTGGCTGGAGTATTAACAGCAGTTTGAGCTCCATATTCCTCAAAAATTCTCTTCTGATAAGCTGCTTGTTCTGGTTTAGTGTAGGTATCTACAGCATTATAAAACCATCCAGCTTGCTTTGATGGATCAGGATCATAATTCTTATTTTGTACTATGTTATCCCACCATCCAGCTTCTTCTGGGTCATTCCAATCAGGTGGTCTACCAATTAGATTATTATATAAATTTGTAATTGATTGATATGGATAATTGCGACCTGTATTGGGATCATAACCCATACGTCTTACATTGCTAGAAACCATTTATCATTCCTCTAATTTATTTTTTATCCACTCCACAACTGATCGTTGACCAGAGCGATACATAATTTGTTCCATTGATTCATCGGGAGTAGGGTTAAGAGGTGGATGTATTTCTTCAAGCTCATTCAAGACAGACTCAATGGT